GCATCGCACCCATCATCCGTTCCGCATCATCTGCAGGTGAATCCATAGGTTTAAACATTTTTTTAGAAGCCATCTTCAGGGTCCGAAATCTCTAGAGTTTTGAATACAACACGCAAAAACACCCCTATACCTATCAAGGTAAAAAGCATGCTTGTTACTATTGTGAGGATTGTTCTAATCATACCATTGTCCATGCTGAAACAGTCAGAAAACCATCGGAGATGGTTTTATCCTTAAACATACTATATCAGGACGCACCTACGCTCACGCTCGGTGCTATCCACTAGCCCTTACCCCCCCCGTAGGTCCCCCCATCAATGTTCCCTCCGTTCCCTAGACAAGTACAATACAAGTTAGGAACATTCCGACCATTAGCATGGACAACATTCTAGACCCAAGACAAGAAAAATTTTTGAACTGGCTGATGGTACCCCAAACACATCGGGTGCCATCATCCCAAGAAAAATATGCTCTAGAAGAAGGCGTAGACGAAACCACCCTGAGAAGGTGGAAAAAGAAACCTGCGTTCAAACTTGAATGGGAACGCCGAGTCGGTGAACTACAACAATCCCCCGAACGAACCCAAAAACTACTGGATAATCTTTATGAGCGTGCGTTAGCAGGCGACAACAACTCCGCCAAACTGTATTTGCAAGCAACGAACCGTCTAGCCCCAACCCAAGTCCAAGTAGAACACTCCACAAAACCATCAGAAATCTCTGACGCAGAACTAGACGCTCTTATAGCGTCAGTCGCTCAATCTGAGGTTGAATCCCGTAGGGAACTAAAAGCCTTATAATGGGTGGCACGATTGAGTGTCCGACTTGTGGATGTGAGTATCCGCCTGTGGCAACACGGTGGAGATGTCCTGAGTGCGGATATAAAGATTCGTGTTGTGAGGGTGAGCCAAGAAAGATGAGGGATTATGACAACGACTAACGATGCAATGTATGAAGCGTTGCGTTTGTTGTATCCTGAGGCTGGGGCAACTTTGGGTGACTTGTTGGCTGCCCATTGGGTTGCCGTAGGTCCCGAAGGTCAAACCTACCGTGGTTCTTTGGGTTATGAGTATTATGTTTTGCAGGGTGCTTCGGGTACTACTTTGGCTGATTTGGCTAACGATTTTTGGGCTGAAGATTATCCTATTCTTATTGATGCTTTGATTTTTGATTATGGCGACCATGATGAATGGTTGGAACTAGAAATTTTTGACCGTTTTGACACGGTTGAACAACAGGTTATTCTTATTTAGGGAACGAAAGGTTTATATATATGGCAACTTTTAGCAAACTCATCCTCAGCGGTTCAACCGATGGCAAGGGTATCAAGGTCGTGCAAACGGCTACGGCTGGTACCACTATCCATACTGGTTCAAGCACAGCAACAACCTTAGACGAAATTTGGTTGTATGCAGTTAACACTTCGGCTTCCGATGTCAAGTTGACTGTTGAGTGGGGTGGCGTTGCGTCCCCTGATGACCACATTGAATATACGGTCAAAGCAGAAAACGGTCTATATTTGATTGCTGCTGGTTTACTAATCAAGGGTAATGCTACTCCGTTGATTGTTAGGGCTTTTGCTGCTACAGCCAATGTTATTTCAATTCATGGGTATGTTAACCGTATAACAGCGTAAGGTCATCTTAGATGCCTAGTTTTATTCGCAACACTAGTGGTGGTACATCTGTTAGCGGTGGTGGATTAGCACCACGCTCTCGGCGTGGTAATACCAATCAGGCTGACGCTTATTGGCGTGGTGGTGCAGGGTATAACGGCATTATTGCTACTGGTGGAACAATTGTTGATTATTCTGGTTTTCGTGCGCATGTGTTTACTTCTAGCGGAACATTTTCTGTAGTTTCACTGGGTGGTTATGGTGGGGCAATTGAATATTTGCTTCTTGCTGGCGGTGGAGGCGGTGCTTATTATGGCATGGGTGGTGCTGGCGGTTATCGTGAATTAACTTCTACTGTTACCGCAGCAACCGATTACACAATTACTATTGGTGCTGGTGGAGCGCAGAGTAATAAGGGAAACAATAGTTCTGCTTTTAGCAACTCTTCCACTGGTGGTGGTCAGGGTGGAAACACTTATAACAGTGGTTTTGCTGGTGGTTCGGGTGGCGGTGCTGGCGGTGCAAACAACGGTCAGGTATATGGAACTGGTGGAGCAGGAAACCAAGGCGGATATTCTCCAGTTGAAGGTTACGCAGGTGGTGACTCAGGATACGACAACAACGGCGGTGGTGGTGGTGCTGGTGGTGCTGGAAGCAGTAACGGAACTAGCGGTGTGGGTCGTTCAAACTCTTACAACGGAACTGCCACTACCTATGGTCGTGGTGGTATATATTTAAATGCTGCTCTTGCAAATACTGGAAACGGTGGTGACGCTTATGGTGCTGGTGGCGGCGGTTCAGGTATTGTTATAATTAGGTTTCAGGTATAACATGGCTCATTTTGCGGAAATAGACTCAAATAATATTGTTTTGCGTGTAATCGTTGTTCCCGATTCAGAGGAAGCAAATGGTTCAGAGTGGTGTAATAATTTGTTGGGTGGAAGATGGATTCAAACAAGTTACAACAACAGAATCCGTAAACAATATTGTGGTGAAGGTTTTTATTATGATGAAGTTCGTGATGAATTTGTTGCACCACAACCATATGAATCATGGACATTAGACAGCAACAATAACTGGCAACCTCCAGTTCCTAGACCTGAAGGTTTGTATTCTTGGGATGAGGAGTCTTTCTCATGGGTAGAACATCGTTTGCCTTCTCCTCCCGCTGGCTGATATTCCTACCCAGCGTTGTCCTCGCCTTATTTAGCACAGTAACAAACGCTGAACCCATACAAGGTTTAAACGCTACGGGGTATATCGTTACCGATATACCACCAACCAAGTCGGATACTGTTTATGAAACTTGTGGTTCGGAACTAGAAAACAACATTAACCGTAGTTTTAATGGTGAACCGTTTCAGGATTGTCCTGAAGATATGTTTATGGTTCATTACACGGGTTCTATTATTATTCCTGCGCATGACACTATCCAGTTTTGGTTGGCTTCTGATGATGGCGGTACTATAAAGATTGGCATGGACGAGTTCGGCTTTTGGGGTGACCAAGGTTGTTCTGCTACTGAATCAGGGTTTTTGGATTTGGATGCTGGTATCCATAGTTTGGATGGCTGGTTTTATGAGAATGGTGGTGGGACTTGTTGGATGTTGGCTTGGCAAATTGATGATGAGCCTTGGCAAATTGTTCCCGATGAGGCTTTTATAGCGAATGGAGAATCATGGACTACTACGACTGTTCAAACAACGACAACTACAAGTGTACCCGAAACAACAGTTGTGGATACGAGCATTGCCCCTGTGCAGACATCTATTTATACCAGTACTTCGGTAACAACGACTTTGCCAGCGACTACGACCAGCGTGACGGTTGAGCAGTCCACAACCACCACAGAATACGAAGCACCACCAGTGCAACAAGGACCTGTATGGGTTGAGCCTGAACCCATAGAAGTCCCAACCATAGAAGATACGGAACCCAGTCCAGTAATCCTAGAAGAAGTTGAAGAAATAACTCTAGAGACATATCCTGACTTTCCTGAAATTATAGATGAGGTAATTGATGAAACGATTGTTGAGGAAATTATACCTGAGGATGTTGTCTTTGAGGATACTGTTCCTGACGAGATTGTGACCGAGGACACAGTTGCCGATATATTTAGTGACGAAGAACTAGAAGCCGTCCTAGAAGATGTGGAAACAATAACCGTAGAAGAAGCGGTTGCCGTAGCACAAGATGCACAGTTCGTTGAATCATTGTCGGAATCTCAGGCTGTTGCTGTGTTTGATGCCATTGTGGTATCAGAGTTGTCCACGCAAGAGATTGAGGCGATTGTTGAGGCTGTGCAGGATGCACCAGCCGAAGTTCGTCAGGCGTTTGAGCAGGAGATAAACATTTTTGCTGAGGGTTTTGATGAGTATGTTCCTTTGGGTAGCACTGTGCCTGTTGGCACTCGTAGAACCCTTATTGCTGTTGCTGCAGGGACAGCAATGGTGGCTGCAGGTCAACGCCGCCAATTGTGAGGAACAAATAGGCTATTATTATGAATAAGTTTCTTTCCGAAATCCATGCTCTTACTTGGACTTTGGCTGGAACGGGCATGGTTTTGATAACCTTGTCAGGTAATACTCGTAATTTGGGAATCCAAATTACTATCGCTGCACTGATTGTTCACATGGTCGGTGCTTTAGTTAAGGAGAAATAATGGAAAAAGTTAAAGATATTTCGGGTCGCATTGTTGCATTGTTTTTGACAAACGCTTTGGGCGTTGTGACTGGTGCTGCCGTTATTGCTCCTGACCTAGAGGTTTGGAAGTCGGCTTTGATTGCTGGTGCTGTTTCTATTTTCAAGGTTGCTGAAGGACTGGCTAAAGCATCTATTGATGGTGTTCTGACCAAGGAAGAAATTGATGCAGCGTTTGGTGCTACTCCTAAGAAGATTGCCGCAAAGCGTGCTGCCAAAAAGATTGAAGTAAAGTAATGGCTGCTCGTAAGCGTAAACCTGCTATTGAGCGTGGTGTTGGTCACTCTTATGGTGATTTTGCTGGTTATGACGGAATGAAATATAGTGAAAGTGTTGAACTAAGCAAAGAATTGAATCGCCGTGGGTACACTTTAACAAGCAAGCCCAATAAAGGTAAAAATGTTAGTGACCATGAAATGATGTGGGATAGTTTAATTGATATGAACGAAGCAGCATCTCGTTCATACGCAAAATATAACAAGAATAAAAAACCAGTAGTTAAAAAGAAGAATGTTAAACGAGGAGTAAAGTAATGGCTAAGCGTAAACCTGCTATTGAAATTTTTGGTCGTGACACCGAAGCGAAGCGTAAGGCTAATAATGTCTTGGACAAAATGGGCATGCCCAGTGACTACAGGACACAGTACATTGCCGAACTAGACATGAAGGGTCGGGCTGGCAAATATAAAAAGGCTGTTAAAAAATCTGCTGGTGCAAAAATGAATAGGTATTCTAAATAATTTGAAACTCTTTATTACACCCGTTAAACCTTGCAAACATATCAAGGGAAAAAAGCCCAGTGATATACTTCCTGCAATGTTACGCAAAGTAGTGGGTGGCGGCTCCCTAGAGTTGTGTGCTGCTGACGCTTGGGAGGCTATGGTTGCTGCCGCTAAAGCCGATGGTGTAAAGTTGGCTCCAACTTCGCTCGGAGATTTATTCCGCAGTATTTCACAACAGAAAGCAGGGTTCTTGCAACGCTATCAGCAGGAACCTATTGAGGGTGCGTCTACACGCACCTATAATGGTAAGAAATGGTTTTTGAAGAAAGGTAATGCACCGTTGGCTGCGCCAAACGATGATGCCAAAACATGTTCTAAACACATGTTGGGTATTGCTGTTGATGTTGCTGGAGCGAATGGTGCTAGATTGGAATGGATGTTTAACAACATCGCAAAGTTTGGTTGGTCTTGGGAAGTTTTACCTGAAGAGCCGTGGCATATTCGTTATGTCGCAGGGGACAATATTCCTGAAGCCGTAACTTTGTGGTTGCAATCTAAATAGTCTTATTGTCTAGGGGCGGCTTTTGCCGTCTAGAATAGAGTTCTATGAAGAAACTACTAATAGTTGCTATTTTCGTTTATTCATTTTTGGGTGGGACAGTTGTCCACGCTAAGAAGCCACTTGATTTGAGGTGTGATTCTCGGGAGCATCTTATTCGTAGTGTTTCTGACAATCGCAAAATGATTGAACAGGTGGATTATATAATGTGGCGTGAGTCACGATGCCGTCAGGTTGCACATAACCCTACGGACCCTAATGGTGGGTCTTATGGTTTGTTTCAAATCAACGGCTATTGGTGTCAACCGTCACAGTTCTCTAAGAAGGGTTGGTTACAAGACCAAGGTGTTTTAAAACATTGTTCAGAACTTTATATTCCTTCCATAAACGCAAAAGCGTTTATGGCTATTTATGATTATGCTGGCTGGCAGCCTTGGGGCGGAGAACCGTGGATTTAACTGCGTTACTAAATGAAAAAGAATGGCGATTGTGCCGTGGACCTGAAAACGCAACATTAGAAGAACAACTGGAAGCGTTCAACTATTTTTGTTCAAACTATTGGTCTATTAAACATCCTGAGAAGGGTCGCATAAAGTTTGAGTTGCGTGGCGCACAAATGGCAACTATGGAAGCATGGATGTCTGACCGTTACAGTATCGTGTTGAAAGCCCGTCAGATTGGTTTTTCTACTTTGGCTTCTGCATACGCTTTTTGGTTGGTGTTTTTTCGCCCTGACCGTTTTGTTGTTATGTTGTCCCGTACTGAGCGTGAGTCGGTTAAGTTGTTGGCTAAAAGTAAATATGGTTACAAGTTTTTGCCTCATTGGATGAAAGAGCGTGGACCTGCACAAACAACAGACCATCAACTTAAAATGATGTTTGATAACGAGTCGGCTATTGAGTCGTTGCCGTCAGGGAACGACCCTGCTCGTGGTGAATCTGTATATTTAGTCATTGTGGACGAATGGGCGTTTTTGCCTAATCCTGAGGAAGCGTGGGCATCTATTGAACCGATTGCGGATGTCGGTGGTCGTGTTATTGGTTTGTCCACCGCTAATGGTAGTGGCAACTTTTTTCATCAGTTATGGGTTGGCTCGCAAACTGGTTCCAACCAGTTCAAAGGAATTTTCTTCCCTTGGGACGCTGACGGTGAACGCAATGAAGATTGGTATGAAGCGAAGTCAAGAAACATGCAGTCTTGGCAGATGCACCAAGAATATCCACGCTTCCCTGAAGAAGCGTTTATCAAATCAGGTAACCCAGTATTTGACATAGATTTGTTAAACCAAATGCAACCAGTTGACCCTGATGTTGGCTACTACCATTTATACTCTGATGGTAACGGTGAGTTCCGTTACGCCAAAGATGGTGAGTTGTCTGTTTGGTGTTTCCCTGAGTTGGATGGAACCTATGTGATTGGAGCCGATGTGGCTGAAGGACTCAGCCACGGAGACTACAGTTCTGCCCATATTATTGATGCCGCATCAGGAATGATGGTAGCGCATTGGCATGGACACATTGAGCCTGACTTGTTTGGTGATTTACTTGCCGAACTGGGCTGGTGGTACAACACTGCTTTGTTGGGCATTGAGTCCAATAACCACGGTTTGACAACTTTGAAAGCAGCACAAAAGCATGGTTATAAAAACCTGTTTAAGCAACGCCGCCTCACTTCTGTCCACGCTGACAAAACAGATGTTTTGGGTTGGCGCACAACCACTACCAGCAAGCCTTTGGCTATTGACGAACTCAGTGCTTCTTTAAGAGACAATGGCATAATGTTGTTTTGTGAGAAAACCATTGCCGAACTAAAGACCTTTGTCCGTAAGGACAATGGTCGCATGGCTGGTAGCCCCCATGACGACAGAACTATCAGTTTGGCTATTGCCGTTCAAATGTTAAAGTTTGTTTGGTTGCCCGAATACCGTGGCGATGTTTCTGTACCCAAAAACAGTCTGATGTGGTGGGAACAGCACCTATTTAGTGGGCAAGGAGAGAATAAAGTGTATTTGGGTTCGCATAATGTGCGAAAACGAGTCCCTTTTTAACTGTTGGGAACAGATTCCATACTATTATGATGTTCAAGTGCATTAAATGTGACCGTGACTTCGCTTCAGATGAACTTCCCCGTAGAGGTGAGATTTGTTTTGCCTGTCATGTTCGTACCATCAATTTAGGTTTTACTTATGGCAAGGAAGATTTTCATGGTCCAACAATTCGTGAGCGTCAACGACAAACAGTGGAGCAGGCAGCCATTAACGGCTACAATGCTGAGCCTGTAACGAATTGGATGTAATGCCATGCAACAGATTTGGGTCCCTATCATTGTCGCCCTCATTTCGGGACCAGTCGTTGTGGTGTTACAAAAACTTCGCAAAGAGAATACCGACCAGCACTCGGAGGCAAGAATTTTGTTGCGCACAATTGGTGGCAAAGTTGACAAGGTTGCAAGCAAATTGGACCAACACATCGGTTGGCATGAAGGCAAAAAGGAATCAAAATAATGGCTAAGAAGTCTGCAGCAGATAATCTCAAAACATACAAGCAACGCCTAGAAGCATCTAAGCGTTGGCGTAAAGATGAAGGTTATGATGCGACTTGGCGCAGAATGACCGACATGTACAAAGGTCACCAATATGAGGACTTCCGTGACGAGGACAGACTGCTTGTAAACATTGCGTTTTCAACCATCAACATCATTGCCCCAAACATCTCTGTTAACTTCCCTAAAATTACCGTAAACGCAACCAACCCCGAAAACGCTGCAAACGCTGTTATCGCTGAAGCAGTAGTGAACTATTGGTGGCGTTACAAAGACATTCGTACCGAGTTCCGCCGTTCAGTAAAAGACTCGTTGACCTGCGGTCACGGGTGGATTAAAGTTGGTTACCGTTTCGTTGAAGAAGAACAAATACCCGAAG